GGTATCATAGGCGAGTTTTCGGACACGCCTAGATAGTTATAAATATACAGCTAATGCCAAAAACAAGCAACATCCGGTCTGTTCCCTGCCCTGCTATAACAAACTCCCCCGGCACTTCTAAGGTGTTAGAGGGAGTTTTGGTTGGTAACCAGGCAATCCCAGTATAACAGGGCAGTGATACAATACGGCTATCATGTGGCGTTTTACAAACTCAGTCCTCACCCTCCTGGCCGCTGCCGGTACTGGGTGGAGCCTGGCGCAGTGGCATATCGTCACCGCCCTGATATACGCCGTCTTCGGAGTATTGTTCTATAAAACGCTAGAAAAAGATGTGTTCAAAGACTGAGTACAGGAGTTATACGACTGGCGGCGTACTACGGCCGAAGAAAGTGACGATTCCAGCCAGTAATCCAAGTATGCCAGCGAAACGGGTCAATACAGCACCGACTGAGGCATCCAGGAACTTACTGATAAGCAGGCCGAGTATCAGGACGATAATAAAGACGATGACGCCGTATAGGACAGCAAAGGCTATTCTTGAGACGAGTGGTGAGAGATGCATAGATGGATTCCTTCTAGTTAAACCGTACCGGCACAAGCTGGTCAGGTAGATTGATAAACTTTACGAATAACACATGATCAGAGACATTCCGCTCCCATATACGGTATGGCTGTACTATATCTGGTTGTCGGAAAAATATGGTCACACTGGCAGTATAGCACCTTATTCCACCATTCTTGCATATCATTAAATATGTGCTTGACACTAATATGCGTATACGCTAGTATAGCTACATACAACATAAACAAGGAGTACTAAATGAGACACATTAATCAGATAGGAACATTTATGGATAAGATTAAAAGCTTAGGGAAAAGACAGCATTACGTGGACATGTCCGGATACAAGTCACATTACGAACAGGTTGGAGAAATCTAATGGATAGCCTGAGAGATGTTCCTGGTTTTGTCTTAAAAAACCTACTCATATAATACAAAAACATGACAGTATATGTACCTGTTTCAGATGCAGACCCGAAAGAAGTTACAGATACAAGAAGCAAGGTGTCAATAATGGATAGCATTCTGCTATATCACAGGACTCTCTGTGACGCTCTGTACCCGAAAGGCCGTATACTACGGAACGAAGCTGATAGACCGCTTAGACGAAGCCATGATGGCTTATGATGCCGCTCATAAGGTGACACAGCCGTGTACTGGAAATATTATGTGTAATCGGGATGGAGTTAGACATAGAGTTGACTGTCCTGGTAAACCTGAAATAGCTATATGGGATTTGTCATAATGGGTATCAGGCGGTCAAAGCGGAAGATTACGCCACCGGCTGAGTTCTATCCATTACCAAAAGATTATGAAACAAGAGAGGAGTTTGAGATATGATAGCCTACCAGAACAGATGCTCCGATTTAACCGACTATTCAGAAGTAGACCTGGTTATTGCCCTGTATGAGAAAGGCATTGATATAGATTACATAAGAGGTGCTTACTACGCTATCGAAGCTAGTGCGGACAACCGAGATGATGAGATTTTCGGTAGTTCCGAAGAAGGTAGGCATGGCAAGCAGAGCGAAACGGAGGGCAGTATATACGATGAGCCGGTCGAACCGATCACTACAGAGGATATCGCCTGATGACCCTGATAACGGTACGGATATCCCGAAGGAACGCTATTACATCGGACGTAACAAGCCGGAAGTACAGGTCAGTTGTGACCCACCCCTGCATTGGCATGAGGCCTATCTAATGGGCTACAAGACAACGGCTTGGCCGAAAGGTGATGCGGACAGAGACGATATACGATACGATTTAAAAGAGAAGGAGAATGAATCATGAGCCGAAGTAATCCACAATTAGAAAAACCAGCCAGCCGTTACTTCGAGTACAAGGCTGAAAAAGGCATACTTCAGTACTACGACAAAGAGAAAGCCCAGAGCTTTGAGGTCAAGTTACCGTTTGAGTTTCTGGTACTGGATGAGTTGGCGACCATCATTGGCTATGTCAAAGCAGTAAAACGGAGCCACTATAGCAATGAAGTACGGAATTCCCGTAAAGAACCATTTACCATTATGTTGAATGGCCAGCAGGTTTACCATGGCCTATACAAGAATGAGCAGGATGTTGTACAGGTGCCTCGGGCTGCTGCCTATGCCAAATCGGTTTATATTGCCTACAAAGATGGTGAGGACTGGCATATCGGCAATATCAAGCTGGCAGGTTCAGCTATGAGTGCCTGGATTGAGTTTACCCAGCATTTGAGAGTCCAGGATGCTGGCAAGGTTATCATGACCAAAGGTGAAAAGGTCGAAGGTGAAAAGAGCGATTATTACCCGCCAGCTTTTACTTATACCAGAGACACTACTGACGAAGAAGACAAGATGGCTATGAATCTCGACAAGGTCTTACAAGTCTATCTGACCCAATATTTCATCAACCAAGGTACGCCGGATGCTGAAATTGACGAAGACAATGATGCTATTGACCCTAACCTTGGTAAAGCAACACCGGAGCAACTGGCCGACTTTGAAGCACGTAAGGCCGCTAAGACTCAGTTAAAAGCTGCTGACTTCCCAGATGATGAAGAGCAACGTACCTATAACCGAGCAGCAGTCGATGATGTTTTCTTCGATGAACCTATGCCAGATTTGCCGCCGGAGATGCAGTGATGCCCCGGCCAAGATTCCTCAGCATAGAAGAGCAGGGCGGCCTACCGCTCTACCTCGACTTGCCAGAGCAACGAGCTAAGCATAACGGCTACGGCTGGCAGATGTGGATTGAGTGGCACCGCCTGAAGCTCAGTACTGGTGCCCTGGCTAAACTGTACGGTGTCGATAGCGGTACGATTCGTAACTGGAATAAACTGCATAAAGCTGTCCCACTTGCCAAATCTGAGGACTAGCTGTATTGTTAAATTACAAATCTAAAATAAACATTAAAGGTATAACATGAACATAGTCGTCAGATATGTCAAAAATAGGCAAGCGTGGAAATTAAATAGAAGGGTACTCGAAGCGTTATGAAGTTCAAGAATTCCGTATCATCTCTCAAACCTAAAAAGCGTACTCTGTTAATCGTGACAGCTAGCTGTTTAATACTAGTTCTATTCGGCACATCTGTAGCCTTGTATCAACGGCATCAGGAGAACGTCAGTAAGGCTCATGCTGCCACACTGGCTACTGAGGCTAAGGCTGAACAGGCTCGGACAGCTAGGGAGAACGCCACTAAGGCACAGCTCACCCAGTCTGAGACATACCGGCATCAGTTGTGTGATCTACTCGCTCAGAAGGCCAAGACTAAGCCGACAGCTGGTTACATCGTTGTACCTGTTGTTGCCTGCACATTCTAGGAGCTTATATGACCCACTGGCTATACACCCAGCTCCTGCTTACCATTCAAGAAATTGAAAAAGAGGTTACCATCCCCCGTATTGTCGTGGGATGTATTCTCTTTTTTATTATCCATACCATTATGAAGACGATTGACGATACCGAGAAACAACTGAAGAAACACCGCCGTCATGCTATCAGCCACTCAGCCGGCAAAGCCTGCATCAAAGATGATTGTCAGCTAGTCATGTCCGGCGAGCTATTAGGAGAACATACTATTTGAGTCGGTAGGCGCAGCAGGAGGCGCTACAGGCTGTTCTATAACTGAAACAGGCTTCTTGTCTGTCCAGGCATGTAACTTAGCTGTAATCGCCTTATAAGCACTGTTGCCTCCAAAACGGTAGATAGCCGAAGCCACTACCAGAACAGTTGGAATGTAGTCCTTAGCAAATGGTGCAAAGGCCGCCAGATCAGTACCATTAGTAACCAGGAAGGCTGCCCCAGTCGTAACTACACCCCAGAAGGCCAGATTAGCAGCGATAAACTTCTTACCGAGTTCCTCAGCTCTAGCCTTGTAATGGTGATTCTTCACCAGATTAACGATGATGAATGTCAACCCTGAAGCAGTTATCAGCGAGCCAGCTACATACCAGGAGTGTCCTGGAATGCTGTTGATGTAGTCTAATACCAGCTGTATACCCGTAAATACTTTGTCGATCATTTCCTATCCTTTCCGGCGATAGTTTGTTTTATACCATCTATGAATTGTTTAAATTGTTTGCCAGCCTCTTTAAAGTGGTCGCTCAGTTTAATTGAATGGGTGTATAGCTTTTCCTCATAGGTTTTAAAGGTGTCGAATATACCGCCTCGTTCAGCTTCCAGGATATGCATCGGGATGCAGTAGTAACGATTGAGGTCATAGGACTTCTTAGGTAAACCATAGAGGATACGATTTTTCTCAATTGTGGCAATTATCGGGATATGCTGGCTGTAGGCATGTAATACCTGTGGGTCACCTTTACCATCGAGGTCAGGCACGGCCATATCAACATTGTTCAATGAGTTAAAGTATTCCGGCTCATCTCTGTTAATGCTGAATGAAGCAATCGTACCTTTCCAGGCGTCATTGGAAATAGTCGGAGTGACTGGTATCTTCGTAGCCGCTTCCTTAATCGTCTCGATAATTTTCGGGGGTACAGCGTTTGTCATACTAATGGGTGAAACTTTAGGCGATTGTACATTCAGCTTCTCATTCACCCATAGCTGCTGGTCGGTCATATTGGACGTACTCAGATTGACAGCACCTCCCAGTTGTCTGCCCCAGACAAAGTAGGTACCAGCTTTGAGTTCACCAACAGGAGTCGTTGCCCACATAGCATTAGCTGGATTAGCGTAGCAAAGGAGGTCAGTGACAAGGGTTAATGTTTCAGCTTTGATAACCGGAATCGGAGCGGCTGGTGGGGCAGGGGGGATGTAGGGTGGAGGCGGGGGTGCTACATAGTCATCGCAATCGTTGATGTTGAAGCCATCCACCTGGCCATCACGGCGGTAGTAGTCGTAGCCGTTTTCGTGGTGGACTTTGTTCGTAACCGTCCAGCGCTCGCCCTGCTTGTGGCCAACTTCTACCGGATGAGCAACCATATAATCGAAGTGGTAGTTCATGCCCCAGAGGTTACAGTCTTTATTCAGCTGGATTTCTTTACCGTTCGGATAGGTTTCGGTGATTTGGTAGCTGGCAGGAGTGGGGGCAGGAGGCGGAAGCGGTGCAGGAGCCTCATGGACATACTCAGCCCAGCCAGTCGGTTCACCATATGGACTATGCTTTACTATGCCGTCCCAAGAATCAACTATAGTATGCGCTGCAGCGTCGGCTACCTTGCAAAAGTGGAATATATAGTTAGGCTGACCACTAGATGTATCGGGGTGTGAAATACTCCGGTAATGGAATCGTACAATAGAATGATTGCTACTTGGCCAGCCAGCTGTTTGATCGGTACCGTGGTCTACAGTATTGGTATAAGTAGTTTGAGAGTCATACCTAGTAATAGAATTCCACCATAAGTTATCACCACTCGTATAGACATTTTTGGCTATAAACTGTGAGTTGAGATTAAGCGGGCTGATATTTACACCAAAGTCAGTCTCTAGATTACAAAAGCTCGTTAGGAAACATCCGGCATTAGCAATAGTGTCAGAACTGATACCTAGTTGCCCGGGGTAGTCACGTTGTGCGTACATAACAATTACTTCTTTTTAGTAGCAATCCAGGAGAGCAAAGCACTTCGTCCTGGCTTTTTTTTGTCATCCTTGTCATCTTTAGATGTATCTTCGTCTTTTTGTTTGGTTTTCTTGAGTACTTCGGATGGTAGCTTAGCCACGAGTTTTCTCCTTTTAAAAACAGCCTCACAGGAGTGGGCTGTATTGTGCCTTAATACTTGCATTATACAGATATTCAATGTACTATCAAATTAATGAATGATGTAGCACCATCCACCACTCTTATTCCTGTAAACGACTGTGTATTAGTTCAGCTTGAGAAAACATCAGTAAAAGAAGGCAAGTATGATACCCGTACCAATGGGATAGTAATAAATACTCCAGCAGGTGGATTTTCTGATAAGTACATTGAAGATGTCGCAAACCTATTTAATAAGCGTGTCTACTTCGAGGAATACAAAGAAGGCGCCAGGATTAAGAAAAACGGCGAGTTGTTTTGTTTTATTAAAATTGAGGATATACGGGGGTATGAGGATGTCTAATAAAAAAATTGAAATAGTAACAGCGGTTGCCACACTCATAGAACCGGGTAAGAAGTACATTATATCGGTGAGTAACAAAGATTTAACAATGGATGATCTAGATCATATTAATAAACAACTCAAAGATTGGGGCGCAGAATCCTGCGTAGTGGTGCTACGAAAGAGTAACGATTTGAAGGTGATCGAAGTTGGGTAAGCTAACCCGTAACGTATTATTCGGTGACGACCTACACTCTAAGATACAGAGCGGCTTTCTAAAGGTCTACAATGTCGCTAAGGAATCATACGGCCCTAATGCCGGTAATGCCCTTATAGAGTACCCATACGGCGACCCAGAGATTAGCCGTGATGGTGTCAACAATGTCCGTAAGCTGAAGTTTGAAGATGCTATTGAGAACTCTACCGCTGCAATCGTAACTCAAGCTAGTAAAAGATCAGATGTAAACGTCGGTGACGGTACTACCGCCTCTGTTATCCTCGCCTATCACTTCTACTTGGCTGGTCGTAAGTTAGTTGCTGCCGGTAACAATCAAATGGTAGTTGCTAAGCAAATCACTACTGCAGCCGACAAGGCAGTAGCCGAGATAGATGCTATTAAGGTTCCGCTTGCTAAGAAGATGCTGGTTAAGGTCGCTACTACTAGTTCAGGCGACGACGCTATCGGGGAACTCGTAGCTGATACCATTGAGACTATCGGTGCTGACGGTGGAGTAACCATTGAGGACTTCGCCGGACGGGGTATTTATAACGAGATTGTCGAAGGTTTTTACTTCCGTAAAGGTCTGATCAGTGCCTACCTAGCCAAGGATCCGGCTAACCTGGAAAGTAAACATTTCAACGTACCAATACTGATATTCGACAAGCAACTATCCTCACAAGTAGAAGCCGACGAGATCTTCGAAGCCATACCGGATAAGTTTAAAGAGGTAGTTGTTATCGGTGCTGTGACCGGTGATGCCCTCGCCTACCTAGTCCAGAAGCGGTTAAGTGGCAAACGAATCGTCAGTATAGTAGACCCTCCGTATGAGTCACGTAATTTCTTCTTAGAAGATCTGGCGTTGCTGACAGGTGCTACTGTCATTACGGAGGGTCTTAATGCATATGACTTCAATGCTGATATGCTAGGTTTTGCCGCTAAGGTCGTTATTAACACTCAAAGTACTACCATACTCGGCTCAGACGGTGCTAAGGAAGCTGTCGATGCTCGTATAGTAGAACTCCAGAAGCAACTAGAAGAAGCTAGCAGCCCAATAGATATTGAAATGATCCGCAAGCGTTTATCATGGCTCAACGGCAAGGTTGCTATTATCCGTGTCGGTGGGGCGAGTGAAGTCGAACAGAAGGAAGTCAAGCTCCGTGTCATTGATGCCGTAGCAGCCTCACAAGCAGCCCTGAAGGACGGTATTATAGCAGGTGGTGGAATTACCCTAGCTCGGCTAGATGTCGGCTTTAAAGAGGCTTACGAAGCGCCATTTAAGCAATTAGCTAGTAATGGCGGTTACAATGCCGAGAAACTACTAGCTCTAGTCCAGGATGCCCCAGCTGGTCATGGCTTTGATCTCCGTAATGTAACCGATAAGCCAGTTGACCTGATCAAGGCTGGCGTGGTTGACCCGGCACTAGTTATTAAGGAAGTTATTACTAATGCTGCCAGTATAGCCGCTAAGTTGCTGACTACTAGCAGCGGTATTGTATTAAGTGACCGCACAGAAAAGATGGACTGATGAACTATGCGCTTATTCTGGTTCCTCTATTCACTCTACTGCTTGGTGGTACTGGCGGTTATTACATTGGTCGGTATCACGTTGCTCTACTAGACAAAATACGAACACTGCAAGGGCAGGCAAGGGCAGAGCAGGCACCTACGGTTACTATGGGCGAGTATTCCCCACCCCATGATATCAACGAGACAGATATGCCTATAGGGCTTGTCGAGGCAAAAACCCCCCAACGTGTAGAGTGGGAAGCTGAGCAAGCCATTGAGAAAGAAGGTTTAGGCAGATAATGGGATTTATTGATTCTTCTGGTAAATATCATAAGGAACAAGCCACTATGCAAGATGCAGTTCCCCGCCCCACATCTGTCTGGAAAGCTTCAGACCATGACCGACAGCGTGCAGATCACAAATTCGAGTTAGTGCAGCCGTACTTGCCTAATGGCGAAGTAAATCCCGAATTTTTGACGGCTTATCCAACTGAAAGTGCCAGCGAAGCGTATGGCTTCCTACCAACGGATGAAGAGATAGCAAAAAGAAAATGAAACATCTATTTTTATCAGGAGACGAGAATATTGCCAAGCGTACGAATATTCGTGAGAAAATAAGACTCTCTAAGTCAAAGGGAGCTACAAGACCTTGTGGCACATGCGGAAAAATCATAGACACAATGCCATATAAATTGAAGAAACTAACAAATGAATTTTGCAGTAAAGAATGTAATTTAATATGGCGCGGTTCACGAATAGGTACAAAAGCAGCTCATTGGAAAGGTGGAAGGACTATTGACAAGTCTGGATACATTCATATATATGATCCTAATCATCCATTTTCAGACAATAAGGGTTACGTAGCTGAGCATAGATTAGTTATAGAAAAACATTTAGACAGATATCTAAACTATGATGAAATTGTTCATCATAAAGATTTCTCAAAAGATCATAATTCTTTAACTAACCTGGTATTGACTACTAGAAAAGAACATTTGGTTAAATATCATTATGATTCATTATTAAAAAGACTACATAAGTAAACGGAGATAATATGGGAACCCTAAAATCACAAGCACTGAAGAAAGATAATGAGGATATACAAACTCACTCACTAACCGACCAAGAAATTACGTACCTTCGCCTGCTCAACCTTACCCTGCAATACCATACTTATGGTCAAAAAATCATGTCCGGATTCCTGTATTACATTAGTACGAATCGTCTAGGCTATCCGCATGACACTAACCTGCTGTTTGAGATTGATTTAGAGAAAGAGGACAAGATATTGACTGTTAAGCTGTTGCCGGAAGAAATTGCTCAGTCCCCTGCTCCGTCTGTTGACAAATAATACTGCTTATGCTAATATGAGAGAATGTTAGTATTCTTCGGTTTCTTAGCAGCATTCTTATTCTACGGTTGGATTGTTAACCGAGATTAAAGAGCAGCTACTGGTAATTGACTAGTAACTGTCTGCGGCGGTGCTGCATTTACACCTAAAATACCACCAATACCAGTTCCCTGGTTCGACTTCATAACGCCGCCAAGTCTTTCAAGTAGTCCCTTAATAGCATCATCAATGTTACCACCACCAGCCATATAATCAGTTAGTTGCTTTTCGATAGCTCCAGCATCTGTACCTGGTATAGCAGCCGCTACTTGTTGTGCCGCAGATGCAGCCTTACGCTGATACTCTCCTGTACCACCAATTCCTAGATGACCCTGTAAGCTACTAAGTATACCGCCTGATGGAGCGTTACCAAGCCCCTGTAAGGCTGTGGTAGCAGCATTGGCATTAGTGACATTCTGTACCTGTTGCTGATTAGGTGCGATGGATGCTAGAGCACCAGGACTATATAAACCTAGATCGAATAACATCTGTGCTGTTGCCGGATCATTAGCTGGCTGCCCTGTCGGTTGTGGAGCAAGTTGATTAGCTGGTTGCATAGTATCTCCTACTGTACCATTATTCTGTAACATATTATTTGAGGTTGCTGATAATACGCCTCCTGCCCCACCTGCCAAACCAGGTACGCTTGCTTTACCGAGGGTAGCACCGCCGATATTAGATAGGATAGATCCGCCCTTTTCTACTAATGGAATAGCAGCCCTATCCATTGTGGGAGAGCGTAACATCTGAGCACCAAGTCCAGCCATCATGCCGTGAGGGCCACCAGCAATTGCGCCAGGAATAGTTAGATTGTTCATTACCTGATTGGCGTTAGTACCAGCTCCCCTTTCGGCGGCTAAATCAGTTGCTTTAGCTGCTTGACTTCCCTTCACAAATGGAGCCTGTAAACCACGTAAGTCTTGCAAATTAGTGGCGTTATTGACTTGATCGACAAGTGTAGCGTGAGCAGCAGGGTTAACTCCTCTCAATGGGTCAAGCTCACTGATTATCTGAGCTTTGTTAGTCACTGATAACGGGATTGGTGTATCACCACCAAATGCTGCCTGCTTAGCATGATCGGCCAGACCTGTAAATATCTTAGACTTGGCTAACTGGTCAGGATTAATGACAGCACCCATTTTGTCATAAGCTGCATTACGAGCACTTGCTGCTAATGTCTCGAAGTTCTTAGCTACATCGAAAGCATTAGAAGGTAGTACATTGCCGAGTGCCCCAGACTGGAATATGTTTACAGGTCCCCCTGCCCCTTTGGTAGCCAACTGTGTAACATCATCAGGATTGGTTGCTTTTAACAATGCGCTGTTCAAAGTCTTACTAATATCAGGAATTGAGGATGCTGATAATTGCATTTGATTCTGAGACACTAAGTCTTTAGCGAGTGGTGCCAGTCCTGATAAGTTAGCTGGAACATCAGATTCACCCAGTCCTCTTATAACACCTTGGTTCAAGGCACCGTTAGTACCTGTAACCATATCAGCTATCTGGGGTATCTGTCTCGCATCTGCTACCCCTGCTGTTCGTAATGCGTTCGCATCAGCTGTTTTGAGTGCCCCTTTGGTAAATTGACCTTTGACCAGACTATCAGCAACACCCTCGGCTTTACCACCAACAGTTTTCATTAAACCGCCACCGACTTTACCAATAGCACCACCGACGCCTTCACCAATAGCACCCTGTAAAGCATTAGACAAGACACCGTTACCAGCCCCCTGCCCCTCTATCTTATTCTCTAGGACTTTACCAAGCGCTGAACCACCTGCACCACCGCCGATACCACCGACACCACCCCCGAAGACTGCACCAAGAATGCCACCACCGATACCGCCGATAGTCGGCATGAGATGCGTAAACCAATTACCGTGCTGTTGTGGCTGAGCTGTTTGCTGTGGTGCTTGTTCGCTATTTGTTTGCTGCGTAGGATCTGTTTGATCGGCCTGTTGTGGTTGTCCATACGATGCCATCATCTGACTAAATGATTGTGGATCCATTAGAATTTTGCCGTCATAATTTGTGCGCCATTAGTTGGGTCAAGCTGACCGTTCCATGACATACCGTTAGCCTTATTATATGATTCACCAGCTGCTGCACTAGTCTTAGCTGCCAAGGCTGCCCTGTCTTGTGCCGTGTTGTTGAGTTGCTGATTGGCAAGTCCTGCCTGTGCAGCGTATAAGCCAGCCTGTGCCATAGCTGCCTGTGCGCCAGCGTAAGCCTGTTGAGCTTGTCCGTAATACTGCTGTTGCTGAGCATTCATACCGCCCTGCTTTTGTGCCAGGTCATTATAGAAGTTCATCATAGAAGCTGCTTGATCACGTTGGTTAGCAGCATCCTCGTAGACTTTCTGGTAGCCGCCGAGCGTGTTCTGCTCACCTTGCACACCAAGTCCAGCTGACTGGTTAGCACCTGTCTGAGCGGTCTTATAGAGGTCTGACAGACCGTTAACTACGCCTTGCTGTGCAGAGATGTTATTGTTCAATCCGCCAAGTGCACCAGCATTAGCAGCAGCAAAGCCTCCGGCGTTCAGTCCAAACTTAGATGCACCGGTGTTAGCAAAGTCCGAGTATGCCGATAATGCACCAGTAGCCTGGTTCAAGTTACCTCGGGCAGCAGTCATCTGATTAGGGTCATAGCCGACATTAGTCATCTGCTTGCCTAGCTCGCTGTTGTAGAGGTTCGTACCGCTACCGGCACCGGCCATGTAGTTGGTATAATCGTTAACCTGATTCTTAGCCTGATCAGCTCCAGCTTGATACGTACCGTACTGGGCTTTAGATGTTGCTGCCTGATTATTATAGTTAGCGAGCTGTGATTGTCCTTGAGCGGCTGCTTGAGATGCTTGAGCTTGTAGGGTGGGATTCATAGGTTCCTTATATTAAAAAGCACCAAAAGCCGGTTGGGGCTAAGGTGCCTGAATAATCACATAATATCAGAACCCAGTGTCGTCGGCAAATACATGCACCGAGATATTAACATTGGTACCAGTTAGCAGGTTAGCTGAGCCTAGTCCAGACTGATCATTGAACTTATCAACTATAAAATAAACGTTCGTGGCATCGGCTACAGAGTAAAGATAGGCTCCGTCATCTGCCGTGTGTGCGCCGACTATCCCCCAGTCCTGGAAGTATGTTTGACTATAGGTTGCTCCTGGCGGGGCTGTGGTGACGTAGAACAGTGTTTCGACTGAGGGCACGTACTTATAGCCATGCGCAAATTGATAGACTGTCGTATACCTGTCTGTGACCGGGTTGACTGGCTCCGGCGGATCAGTCGTAATGATTAAAGTGATTGTCTGGAAGCCGGTAGTTGTTTGAGTATCTATCTTTAGGAATGGCTTGCTGGTGTCCATTAACACCTTATTGTTAGGCGCTCCGGCTACATCTGTACCAGGTGCCGATATGACTATGCCATAGCCATCGGATGCCATTAGAATTGTACCGTAGTTTGAGTTGCTGCAAACATCGGGTCACGGAGAATAACCAGGCTAGCACCAATATCCGTACCAGTGTAACCGATATAGCTTAGCAGTCCATCTGTAAATGTTCGGGGATAGGCTTGGCTGTAGTACGGTGTATAGGTATATTTACTGGCTGAACTCTTAACGAATCCATATACCCAGACTGGTGTTTTAAATGGGTTCTGGTATTGAATTACATTGCCAATACCAGTGCTCAAGTTAGCTGATGGTATAGTTTTCTCAGTCTTAACGGCTAGAATCAATGGACTCTGTGCCCGTGAGTGCAGCGTGAAGTTACGGAGGTCACGACTATTAATATCTAAACCGGCTTTGACAACTTTAATACCGAAGTTTGCATCATAGGGTGACTTGAACGTATCACCTGGGGCAAGTATGTAGTCTATGTCAGTTGAAATATCCAGCTGAAAACACTTAATATTTACCTTAGTTACCCCTGTCGGTACGTTGTAGACGTTGGTGCTATCAACAGTACCAATTGACCGCCGACTAATAGTCCCAATACCACTGGGGTCATTTCCGTATGCCCAGATAAACGTCAACGGTGGAAACTTGAGGTTGTGGGCTACTGTGGCACTTCCTGGACTAGTAATGGTCGTTTCAAAGGCTATCGGCAAGCTCGGCCAGCTGCTACTGAATACCAGATTGCTACCGGCCGTCCTCGTAGCATCATAACCTGGTTTGCTAATCTTAAAGCCGACATCCGAGGCAGGGGCTTGAGTTGCGGCATTATTAGTGTAGGGACTTGTAAGTGGCATCTAGTACCCCGAGGGGCTGTAGCCCATTACCATACGAGTTAGTCCATTGCTATCTTGAATGGTTGTACTTCCCTGTATGTTCTGGCTACCCTGGCTTTGTCCAGACTGAATATTGATAGGGCTAGTCTGCGCATTAGTTTGCTGAGCGTAGATAATACTTTCCAGTGAGACGTATGGTACGGTTCCAAAAGTGTTACTGACCTCCCCTGTCATGCTCGGCTGGATCGCAAAGTTCATGTTACCAAAAGTAGAGGTATACATCTCATAGGCAGCACCAGTGGTATTGGCAGCTAAGTTCTGACTCTGACTACTAGGTTGCATAACTAACTTCCCTCTAACTGATCATCTACTCTCAGGTCAATCTCAGATTGTAGCGGATCGACCTCAGCTGTTACGCCGGTAATAGTTGGCGGCAGTGCAGGATTACTACAGGTGCCTGTAAAGCCCCACTGAGCCTCGTAGAAGCGTCCGGGGGCGATATCTATAACTATACTAGTGTCACCAGTTGCAGGCGAGTAAGCGGTGCTTGTGATAGGGTCAGCCGTTACTCGACTGCCACGTTCCAGGGCATACCAGACTGTCAGTGTTGCATTAGCAGGCCATGGCAAGAAGTTAACCTTGTAGCGCATTAGTTGTTTCTGCTTGTAGCGAACACCACCATCATAGATCAGACTTGACCAGTTAAACGTAGCAGCAGGGGTAGAACTGTTATTAACGGTATCGAGATAGTAAGTAGTCGTACCGGTAACTGTTTTACGACTGGCGACGTACATGGTATCAACGAAGTTCATAATCATACCGATTTGCAGGTTGTTAGCAGCCGAGTAGTTGTAGGTGGCATGGCTCATAGCATAGCTGTAGCCGAAACTGTTAGGATAGATCAGTTCAACCGAACCCCAGGAGTATATACCATACTTCAGCGACGTATTAGTCGTTACCGATGGATAGCCACACATCAGCAGGTTATAGCGTGGTGCCATCATGTGCGGATTGACAATCGTGGTATCTGTTGTGCCAAGATAATCAGTATTCTGGTAAGCAATCGGACGAACCTTAATAACTTGCTGACCACCACCCCAGGCATATAATGCTCCGGCTGCAATGAAATAGGTAATGTTATTAAATGTGTAGACGCTATACGGTGCTCCCATTGGTATTTGTATCTTGAAGTTATAAGTCGGGTTCAGACCGTCCCAGAAATACAATGCACCTTCTTGGTAGGCATGTGCCGTGCTACTGCTCCGTTTCTCGGCTGCAATGACTAGATACTGGTTATTGACGCTTAAACCGCATATCTCATAGCCAGCGTCAATTGGAAAACGTTCACGCTGGTAAACGAAGTTGCTCGGGTTAGCATCATTGGCAAAGTTATAGGTACTGAGATATTGGCCGTTACCAATACAGAGCAAGAAGCCGTTACCAGTAAATATAGTTGCCGGGTGCCAGCCGTTGTTTGTCTTGACCATCCGGTAGTTAAACAGAATCATATCAGCCGTACTGAGGTCTACAGTTGTCAAAGTACGCACCTTGGTATCGGCTATAGTGCTTGTAACGTGCCAATGGTAGGCGGCACTCAGTCCTGACTGAATAGCACCGGTAAATGACCGGATACCGGGGGCAGCAAATACAAACTCATTGTAGCCAGTTGTTAAGGCAGCATGGAGGATAGTAATTGCCGCTAACGACCTGTTAAAGCCGTCGTGCAAGGTCAAGGTGACGTTACCAGTACCGACAGTATCGACATAGATAGCAATTGAGTAGAATGGCTCTAAGTCAGGTGCAAAAGCACACTTCCCTGTTAGTACCGTTTCAGCCGGTATGCTGGTTGGCGTCGTGTATGTCAGCGTTGTCGTGTTCGTCGTTACCTGACTTGTTGCCGTTACCCCAGTAGTAGTAGCCAGTGTCAGCATGTTGTTACGAGCTGAACCGCTGTAGCTTGTCGTAGTCGGGTCATAGAGGTTCACGACACCGTTGGCACTACTAGCAGACTTGGCAAACTGGGCATCTTTGAGAGCTGGACTGCTAGACAACGGCCCATACATGCTGACTGACTGTTGACCGGTAATATATAGGAAATCAGATAGTTGGTTATACACGATACCGTAGCCGCTTGTCTCAGTAGTAGTAGCAACCTTGGTCAGAACATCATTAGTCGCTAGTTTATACAGGTTTCCTTGGTCACCAATTATCCAGCGTACCCCTGTCGGGTCTTGCACCATATCTACCGGCAGGTCAACCAGTACGGCAGAGGCACCGGATAGAGCGGTTAAGCCAGGCAGTACTGACATCTGAGAGGCTTTAGAACGGAAGTCAAAGGCTTCACTCTGGTAGAAGCTACTAGCCACACCGTTCTTGAAGTCAATACTTTCGCCGCCCTCAAAACTGTTGAGAACCACGTTTAGCTTATTAGTGTCTTTCGGGCCTTGTGCCATTGTTAGCTAGTCATCCCTTGTGGTGGTAAACCAAAAGTGTTATAACTGAAATCGCTGACGTCAGCCAGAATTTGGCCGGTACTCTTAGCAGCATATACTTCCTTGTACTGCGTCAACAGGTCTTCATACAGTGCCTTGTAGCCGGAAGCCGTACCAGCATCCTTGCGTTTCAGGTAATAGTTGTAAGCAGCGAAGTATACAAGTGCTAGGTGGTAATCTTCGGGGATATCCGGCACCTGACCAATCAGACTAGCTACTCCTGTTGAGCTAGCACCTTGGTAGACATTCTCTAGTGTAATAGCTGTTGGACTGGTGTAGCCGACAATCGGGTACCAGTTGCCATCGCTACCATCAGTAACTTGTAAGCTCATGCCGACCATATTGGCATTGAAGAGGTTAGTAGCGGCGGCCACGGTTACTGAGCCATTAGTCACAGTAATTGCTGGGGTAGCGTCGTCAATGCTCATGTCTTTCAGCCGTGGCTCGTAGCTGACTATCAGACCATTAGCCGTAGTTGTAGACGGTACAGGATAAAGTTCCAGCTCATTGTTACCCCGTACGAATCCCATAGTCGGTATACCGACTGTCATAGCAGGCACGAGTGTCAACCTGTTCCACATCTCTTCGCTGTCTATGAGCGTCACAGGAAGCGTCAGACCGCCATTTGTTACCTTAACAGTAGTTATGCGTATCATGTCCTGCGGAAAGGTGTAGCGAGCTTGTGAGGCTACCAGACTAGTCGTAACTTCCTTACGTGACCAGTAACGCCGTGATGCGTTCTTGAATATACGCAAGGCTTGGTTGATGTCTGCTTTAATGTTTGTCAACGCAAGACTGTTAGTAGTGGTACTGACACCAGCCATGTCAGCTGCTCGTTTATAAGCTTGGGTGAAAGTTAGCATTTTATGTCCTTATAGTTAATCATTATGCCGTTACCTGTCCAAGGACAAGAGCTGATATCGTACCGCCGCCAACAGCCATAGATAGACCAGAAGCTGCAGAAACAAACACACCAGCAGAAAGTACGTTGACACCAGTAGTTAAAGCAACAACGTAGGTGAATCCACGAACACAGGCTCTAGTCGCTGAATTATTACTATTTGTTGCGACAGGCGACAATGTTTGGACAATACTACCACCTAGCCTTATCTCTGGCCTGAATTCAAAGTCCTGTGACGAAGAAATACCTAAACTTACAGTAACTAGAGCATTACAATTACTCGCAACCATAAAACTCAGCGTTAAACCTTGGGCTGCAAGGTCTTGTTCGCCAGTAATTATGGTAGTACCCGTATTTGTGGCACTTTTCATGTTGAGCGCAAATGCAGAAGCGGCTATACCTGTTGGGACGGTCAGTAGACCACTCAATGTAGTAGCTCCCGTAACTCCCAGCGTACCCCCAATAGTAGCGTTACTAGAGGCGTTAATCACACTTGCGGCCATTGTACCCGTAATAGTTGGTGCGTTAATAGTTGGCGTACCACTCAACACCACATTCCCTGTACCAGTAGAACTAGTCACGCCACTACCGCCATTAGCAACCGGCAAAGTACCCGTTACATCTGTCGTCAGGTTAGCTTGTGCGTAGGCAGATGTACCCGTACCAGTACCCCTAAGCAAAGTACTCGCAACAGGTGTACTTGCACCAATTCCTACTTTTGCCTCAACAGCCTGTATAGCAGTAATTTCGAGGTCATGGGTACCGGCATGACTCGGAGAGGTTGTAATATCTCCACTGCCAGGTTGTGGAATGTTATCAAGATTAGTCGGAAATGACATATGTCCGAATTGTAACATAAAATATGTCTACCATATCAATGTTCTACTGCCTACGCGCCCTGAGTCGTCTACCAGAAAATGCTGCCACGGAGCTGCTTCTGGCTCCGCAAACGGCGGGTATAGGAGGAATGGTTAATTTATGATTAGCCAGCCAATAGTCGAAGTATCAGTCACGACAGCGCTGTTTATCACAAATGATGTACCAGCTACCACCGTTCCCTTAGTCAGTGCTGATGCTACCGTGACAGTTCCGAGGACTTGACAGGTCAGGATGACGATACTGGAGGCAGTTATGGCTGTGGTGGAGACGGTGACAGTTCCGGCAACGAGGACAGCAGTTCCAGCTGAGGCGTTGGAGCCAGTAACTATATTAAGTTTGTTCGCTGTAGCCGTACCGATGTTCGGGGTAGTGAAGGTTGGGGAGATGAGGGGGGCTTTGAGGGCAAGGTCGGAGGTAAGGTTGGTAACGCCGGATTCGGGGATAGAAGTTAGGGATGCACCGGAGCCGGAGAAAGTTGTGGCGGCGGCAGTTCCAGCTATCATTACACCTGTGTTATCAAAGGTTGCTCTAGTCGTAACAGTGTTATCTGCCGTTGATGCAGCCACGTTATCGGCGGTCTGAATGATAACGCTCCCGGCTCCTGAACCAGTAGAAAGTCCGGTGCGGAGGACTAGATTACCAGCCGCTTTGTTGGTCGCACCACTAGTAGCACCTCCTGATTGAATCGTTAGAACTTGGCCGATAGTATTAGCTGTGGTATGACGGTTCATACCGACACTTTTGGCAGCAGTGGGAGCCATGCTAACGGTAAAGGTAGTGTCTGTTGTAGCGACACTTACTCCCGCGCCCGTTATAAGGCCACCACCTGTCTTGAGAACTCCAGCACCGCTTCTAATTAGGGTAGCATCACCCAATTTAAGGCCACCTGTAGTGGCATTACTGGTATCACTAACCGTCAAAAGGGTGGCGACTGTCAAGTTAGGAGCCGTTGGTGTTCCGGTAAAAGCAGGGGAAGCAAGGGGTGCAAGAGCGGCCAAGTCAGTTGTAAGGTTTGTAACCTGAGATTCGGTGATCCCCGTAAGCCCTGCACCATTGCCAGTAGGAGCGAGGTAATCGGTTCCAGCAATAGCTGCGCTGATTGCTGTGCTATCGCCTTTGAGGATACCCGTAACGGTCGTGGACAGCGTAATAGCTGGGGTGGTTGTGGCGGTGGCGACAGTACCGGCTAGACCATTAGCAGAAACAACCGAAGCGCTTGTGACAGTACCCACACTAGTCGTTCGGCTCATCTCCTGCCAGGTCGAACCCGTCCAAACAAACCCGAAGATACTGGTTGCGGCAACAGCCGGGTCGACGATTGGCGTGCCACCCGTACCCCAAGTCGCATTTACCGGCCAGGTGACGGTTCGGCCGCCCGTGGCATCCTGAACGAGTACGACATAAAGATGGTCGCCCTTAACATTGCCAGCAGATAAGGAGATAGCCGTATTACCAGTTAGGGTAGCAGTTATAACATCGCCGTTGCCACGGTCAAGCGTTGCTGTCCCTGTGATATTGCCAGAAGCAGTCAGAATAAGGGGGTTCGGGCCGAAGTTGTTCGTCATAACGGTATGAGTGCCAGAGGTCAGGAGAGCCTTGGTCGCCGACAGCAAGAATTGGTTGGCGATGATGTTGTTGAAGTCGGACGAGTTGATCTCCCTTGCGCCATAGGTAGCCGAGTTGCGCACTACATTGCCTATAACGGTTGTACGGAGAGCGCTGTCGAGCAAGATACCATCAGCCGGTGAGTTAATGACGGTGTTGCCGTTGATAATGCCACCATCGACGTTAGTAAAGAGAATGCCTTGCGGGCAACCGACGGCATAGATGGCGTTGTTGGCTACGGTGACATTGGCGAAGCGGGGGCTGGAGATGTTGCAGAAGACGTCGATAAAGGCGTTTTCTAGGACGTTGCCGGTAATGAGGCATAAACTACCCGAACTGGTAGCTGTCCCAACGACAATTAACCCCACAGCGGCGTAGGTTCCACCAACTGGTGGCTTGATGGTGTTACCTGTAATCACGGAATAGGTATGAGGTTGCTGTTCCGTACCGAATAGGATACCGCCCTCACAGATGTTGTTGGTCATCCGTACACGGTAAACAGCCACGAAGTTTACAGCTGATATATCCGTTCCGCCTAAGCCGAAGTCTTGCGAGATGTAGTTGGAATCGATATAGACGTTACGAACGACTGCCCCGGTTGAGTTGGCTGGCCCACCCCCGATGGTATCCGCGAAGGCCCAGCCATGGAAACGGTTGTGTTCAATTCGGATGCGCTCAGTAGTATTTGAGGCGCTGGCGGTAACGAAGACGGCGAAACCCTGCATGTTGTAGAAGTGGCAGTTACGGATAGTAATATCAGTTGAATTCTGGATATACACACCATAAGTGTTTCCTGGGGTCATAGCGTTACCGTTGATAGTCAGGCCATCGATGATGACGTTAGCCTTGGCATCAACTTTCCAACTGTAATTGCTGGAAGTGGTAATAATCGTGTTCGACGGGTCGCCGTAGATATTGACGTTGCTAGCACAGTTGATAATAGCGGTTTGGGTATACGCCCCGCCTCGGATGAAGATATTACCGCCACCGGCTGCCGATACTGCGTCAATGGCCGCTTGGGTACATACGGCAAAACTGGCATATGAACTTACAGGGTAGTCGCCAGTTGTTGCCCCGATGGTTGCGGTATAAGTTCGGCTCTTAGTTGCGGGGATTGCCGCTATTCCTGCATCCGCATAAGCTGTAGTAGCTACCTGCGTTGAGTTAGCTCCCGGACTAGCGGTGGGGGCTGTGGGCGTCCCAGTGAGGGCAGGGGAGGTTCCGAATACTAATGAACCACTACCAGTCTCGTCAGTTACAATCGCCGCAACATTAGCTGATGTCAGTGTCCCCCAAGCGCTTGTACCCGTCCCAGTACCCTTCAGGAGTGTGTTAGCTACCGGTGTGCTAGCACCAATACCAGTTTTAGCTTCAATAGCTTTGATAGCATCATTCTCAGTACTATGTAATACTGCATGATCTGGAGCATCTGTAAAACTACCGGCTATCGGGTTTGGGAGGGTTGTACCGTCATCTATACCGGTTGGAAAATTCATTGATTAACCCAAGCTGTTGATTTTTTGTTATTCGATTGATTTGTGACCGGTACTACATAATCGTAGGCAAAAGCATTGTCATAAGTTGCTGAACTATCATAAGCATAACCGATTTGTGCCACTGATTCATTAGACCAACTGATTGCATACTTGCTACCAGCCAACCAGCTTGTTGGATTCCGGTTGTTTAACTGGTTAGCACTGAAATAATTATAAGTAATCGTTGCACTACTGTACGGAATAGTAGCATCTGAATAGAGATAAGGAGCCAGCATATTGGCCTCATTACTCCACGCTGTCCCACTTTTACCCACTGCTACCCACGGGACAGCAGTTTTTGTACTGGTTGACCAAGCTGTTTGACTCTTAGACATTTATATTACCTTGTTAGAAACAGCTGAAAAAGAAGTTGACAACGGTACTACCACCTGTTTTCAGGTAGATATTAGCTTGCCTAGCACATGGGAATGTCATAGCCGTAGCAGCTGGCAGGGTAAAGTAGGCACTCTCTGTGCTGTCCTCAGACACCTGTACAGCGTTCGTGGTACTAATAATGGTAACTGATACCGCATTAAGTGGAACAAGCAGTGTAGCCGTTGTGTTGACCGTCAGAGGAGATGCATTAGGTGAGGCTGTTGCATCAATAGTCTGTATCTGATTAGGGAAGTTGGTAAGTGCTACCCGATTACCATCTGCTACTGCACTGCTAAATGGAGTTGATTGTTTAAGGGTTGATGCCGTATAGCTCATTGAGTATGTTCCTTATTTAAAAACCCTCCTAAGAGAGGAGGGCTAATGTGCCGAATAAGGGCATTATACTATATCGTAATCACACTACCAATTTTCCCCTGTAAGTTTCCTGCTCCGGCAATAGCTGTCTTCATACTCTGCCCGTCAGCAGTAATCTGGGCTACTGCAGCGGCTTGGGTAGTATTAACTGGGAAGTTATATGTCTTAGTAGAGGTAAATCCACTTACTGAGTCAGCAAAGTTTACGGTAACCTGATAGGCTACACCAGAATCTACTGGGACTGGGATGATTGATTGGATTGTAGCTGAAAAAATAGATGCCATAATTTATCTCCTTAAATCCAAGAAATTGTTACGGCCGGATTAGTAGCTGAACCAGCGATTGTTATCCCTGCGGCAGCGGGCATTTCAAAGTCATACACCCCACCGATTGCGGCACTAGCCGGTAGCGCACCAATAATCGTGCCTGAGTTAGTTGTGGCGTTGTCGTATATCACCATAGCTGTTACGCCAGTTGCGGTTACTAATAGTCGGCATAACCGACCGGGAGCAGCTTTGACGACCACATTTGAGGCGTTGGCTGGTACAGAGGTTGTGACAAGACCACCAGTTGAAACTAGGGCTTCACCCATTGTGTCACCTGTCAGAGCTACTAAGTTACCTGTTGTGGCAGCGGTTGGTGAGGTTGTAAGGGCTTTTACACCGTTTGAAAATGCGTTTGCAGGGAATGCCGAACCTGTGGCGGAGTTAGAGCCTACTGTCCATGTGGCTGATTGGGATGCAGCCACATTGTTAGAAATATCACTAGGAGATCCAGTAAAGAGCGCGAGAGTCGCAAGAGTCGTTCCAGTGCCGGTCACGCTACATCTGACGCGTATATATCTGGAGTGAATTGCCCCTCTCCAAAATCCGTTGGCCGTGAAGTTAGTTATACCACCACTATTGTTATTAAATAGTGCTGCGTATGTTTGTGTCCAATTCGTGTTGTCATTACTACCTTCAAAAATATATGTGCCTGTCCATGTTCCACCCGCTACCTGCATAGAGAAATAAGCATACCCCTTGACATCAGTGCTAGGTAGTAGAAATTGTCCAGATGTGGGTGTTGGGCCAAGCGACAGGGAGGCCTCCTGGTAGGAACCAGCAATAAATATCGAGTTCTGCCCCGCCGCCGTCCCATCTGACTTGAGGATGTTGGCGGTGTTTGTACCGTCAGATACAGAACTAGGCAGTGGGTTAGTAGCCGATACTGCTGTACCGTTAACCTTAGTAATATCAGCTGATACAAGGTCAGTCGTACCGTGAGTAGTTTGGTCAGTGGTAACTTTGCCGATGATGGCGGTGCCAGCAGCCACTTGGGTAACTTGTGTACCATTGGTCTGATTAGCAGAGGTAGCAAGAGTAGATTCGTCAACGGTGGCCGTAATCGTACCACCAACTTGCAATAAGTGTGTAGTAGGGTCAGCCTCAAGCACTACCGGCGTAACACCGTCAGCCGAAGATGCGGCAACTAATAGCGGAACTCTGTTAGCGTCACGAGGAGTAGAATATGGTGAGCCTGAACGTGCCATTTAGTGCCTATTGTATATCATAAAGAGATTTTGGGGAATTGTAATAGTGCTTAACCTCGTCCATCTCCTCACGTTCTTGCCTCAGTGCTTCCCTTTTGGTCATAATTTCACGTTCCTTAGTATCAAGTACTTGCATTTTCTCGGCAATTTCAGCTTCAACCTGTTTGTACCGAGTATTCAGGCTATTGAACTCATTAAACCGGTCATTGTAATGCTTCTCAAGATTACCAAGTTCAATCGTTATTAAATCCTTACGTTTATCAATAACTGCCACTTCCCTTTCGTGTTCCTCTACCTCTGGCATAAATGATGCACGAGCATTGTCAAGATCAGTAGTCAGTTCATAAATATTCAGATTAAGAGACTTTATTTTACCCTGTAAGTCGGTAACTCTCTGTTTAGCGGCTATGATCTCAAAGTTAAGTGCTTTTAGATGTGTATTGCCATCAACAGACTGAGCGTTGATTACTTCCTCTTGCTGCCTGTAATACGCTCCACGGTCAGCTATAGAGACTTTTACGACTTGCAACTCACCTTTTGCGTCTACTATCTTAGCAGTCCAGCCAGAGAGAGTCATAACGGCCTTCTGAGTCGATGTATCCAGTGACTTGACCTTGTGCTTGTAATCAGTCTCAAGAGCCGCCATTTGGGCTTGCTGGCCTTTCAGGATGACCTCACGGGCTACTATGGTGCTATCCAGTAGTTCCAGGTCACGTTGCTGCCTAGCAATCGTTGCTTCGGTATCCTCGGCTAGCTTTTCCCGGATAGCAATGTAGGCTTCACGAGCATCGAGTTCGCTAGACCGTTTGAGTAGCTGCTGGTCGTCCAGGACTACGCTTGACTGGTTCATAGTTCTCGCCCCCTTCAGGTAGCTTTGTCTCATTAGCAGATGTAAATGTCGGTATTTCCTTACCTACTAAGATTTTATCAATCCAGTAGTCCTGTTGCGTACCGTCGGCATAGTTGAAGGCTCGAGCCATACCAGGTTTAACTTCTACGGTTGCGACTACCTTCTTGCTTTTAATCTTCTTGTACAGGTCTTCGATCATCAGGTAGGCATTACCACCAACAATAGTCTCTGATTCGCCTGGTTCAAGTGTCCAGACTTCTGGTTCAGCTCGACGGGTATGGCGGTGCATACCATCAGGGGTAAACTCATACTCTTCGTTATCAGCTGGCATGTATTGCCACATAAACGGCTCATCATCAACATTTATAACTTTGACGTACTCGGTAGGCTTGAACCTGTCCATCAATCGTTCACGAAATAGCTTTTGGTTTGTGTTCTCTTGTATACCGTACGGCTTAACATCTGTAGTAGATGTTTTAGTGACTAATGGCATTAATAACTCCTTATTATTGCCACAGAAGAGACTATGATTGGCCTGCTAGAGGGCTGTTGTTTCATGTAAGCCGATAGTACCACATATGCTTATAGAAAACAAAAGAGGCCAGTAACGGCCTCTAATGTTCTCGCTATTGTTTTTGTTTACGTGAGGCGTTGCAGAACAACTGTCACTTCCAAACCAACTAACGATGTGGTAGCTGTTGAAGCCACTACAAGATTGATTGACGAACCAGCCGCAATAGCTGTTTGGGTCGTGATGGTGGTGTTAACAGTTGTATTAGCTGTACCGTTCAAACCAATACCTACCGAGTTCTGAGCTACGCCAGACCCTGGCGCAACAGCTGCACCAGCTACTTCTATTTGGAAAGTAGCAGCTGAACCGGCGGCAGTGGTATAGCGAGCCGAGGCTGCTATAACTTGCCAAGTGGTTAGGTCGTTAGGTGCTGTCCAAATAGGATAGCTGTTACTGGCTGCAAATGTAGCTGCTGCGTAAGTCCCTGCGTTGATGTACTCACAGTAACTTAGAGGAGCGAGTGTATTGCTTGTAGTATTCCAAGCGTCTATGACAGCGTGCTGCCTGACTGCTTCGTTGTATTTGCTTAATTTACGAGGCACTGGAATTCCTTTCTATTATTTAACCAAATGTTAAGAATGCTGGAGCAGAGTTTGAAGCGCTGATAGCGATCTTCGTGATACCAATGATTGGTACTGTCGATGCTGTAGCTGCTTTAACGTTTCCAGCGGTAGTCGTACTCTGTCCAAATGCACCACCGACGGTAATCGTACCACCGGCGTCGTTCAGGACGGCACAATCACCGTATGACTGTACCCAACCGTAGTTGGTAACAGAAGCGGTGTTTGGCACTGGCAAGTGAGTCAGTCCAGCTGTCATAGCGGCAGTTGTTGAGCTGACTACACCACTGAAGCCACTGATGCGCAGGTTAGCCGTATCAGTACCGGGTACGAGAGCAGTCGTGTGACGGAACACCTCAGCTAGGTAGACGGTGATGTATCCGCCGTTAGCAGCTGCAGTGTTGCCCTTGATGCGGTACGTGTAGTGACCAGTATCAGCAGCCAAGCCACCGACAATGACATCGAGGAAACCTTCAGCGAACTGATCCTGAGTAACAGCTGTGACACCGTTAGTAATTACGATCTGTCCAAGGGTTGACTGGCTACCGGCGTAGTTGCTAGCAACCTGACCACCAGTACCGCTAGCTGTGATAGCTAAAGCCTGGTAGTTAGCCGTTAAGGCTGGTGTCTGTACAAATAGTCCTGGGGCAATCGTTGCTGTGCCACCAAATGATACATAACGGAACTTACGGCCGTCTGCGGTCACTCCGATAGCACCGTACTGAGTTTGCTTAGTTGTGGTAAGCACGTTCAGGTCGGTTTCGGTTAATACTCTAATTCCATCTTGCATATGATTCCTTTCTTTACAATATTATTGACATTTCTAGTTGCTTGTTATGGAAATAAGTTTCCCGTTACGGCGGGGCTGACGATTCAGAAGGTTACCCATGAGGATCAACAGACCGACTTCACCGTACTGGTTGACTGGAGACATCAGTTCGCGAAACTGGAAGGCGGAAGGCATCGGAACGTCCTTGTAGTAACCTTCAGTAACTTCGACTGTCGAACCGATTTGGTTCAGGCTAGAGTCGATTAATCGCTTGAACTCCGTGTAGTGCTCATTAAGCCAGAAGTAAGTACCAGCAGTACAGTTGTCATCAGCAACGAGTGGGCGACCACGGTAGACAAGGGCATTGAAGCCACCAAAAGCGGTCAAGCCTTCAGTTTTACTTGTAACACCGCCGGGAGGAGTACCACCATCAACACGGTCATAACCGTGGATACCGATAGTCTCGTAGCGTCCTTGTACCATTGGCTGCATCAGACCTTCAACGAATGTCCAGTCAGCCTTGGTAGTCAGGCCGATAGTCGGACTTTCCTGTTGTGATCCGGCAGCTGATACGTTGTCGAATTCTGAACTTAGGTAGTCAAGCGTAATGATACCGTTAGTAACAGTCGTAACGTCACCGTTGACGAAAGCACTTGTGGTACGGGTCAGTCCAGCGTAGGCGGAACTGTTATTACCAGCATCGACGATTAGGCCAAGACCGTCAAAGTCTTTACCGGAACCGACACCGTAGAACATAACACCGATGTTTTGAGATGAACTTATCTTAGCCTCGTCCATACGGGTAGCCAGCAAGCGAAGTACTTGCTTCTCGTTGTTGGCGTTAACAGCACGTTCGATGCCAGGTATAACAACGGACTGCTCGTAAGCGGCAACGTACCAGGTCATCAGGCGAGTGTTGTTAGTAGCAGCAGTCGGGAAGGTATCCATTCCAGAGAATGCTCCACCGGTTGTGCTATTAGCAATAGTAATCGGCTGGTTTTCGGTAACACCGCGCCACGTACTAGGCTTGCTAAGGACTTTAGCCATTAATATGTTAGAGTTGTTGATTTGGTCAACAACGCTAGGCAGAATCTCCTGATAGGTGATATCCTGCACGCGGTCAGTAAATGTGATACCAGCCATGTAATATATTCCTTTTTTAGTTAATTAAAAAACGACACAAAAGCCTCGAGGGCTAGTGTGCCATTAATAATGCAATAATAACTATTACTCAATTATAATGCAAACTATTTTTTGTCCAGTATCTTTTTGACAGCAGCTTGAGCATCCTTGTAATACATGGATTGTACGCCAGAGGACAGATACTCGGCTAGAGCATTAGCCTGATCTTCAGTGATTAGATCCTTGGCTTCCAGTATGGCTAGTAGTAGATTCTGATTCACTAGAATTCTCCTAGTTCAATACGGTTAAGAATGTCACGAGTAGTTGTGCCTGACTTAACAGTCGGCTTGACAACTTTGCTACTGGACATACCAGCACCAGCACCTACCTTATCGGCAATACCTTTGCGCTCGGCATCCTCGTCCTTCTGTTTGTCATTCTGCCTTTTACCGTCATTTAGTTTCTGGTAGGTGTCAAATGCTTCTTTAAAGCCAATATGCTTGTATGGACGGCCTTGATTATACTCTTTAAGGTATTGGTCATTGGTTTTGCTCATTATGTCAAGCACGCTAGCCATTTCCTTAGCAGCAGGGTCATCATCAAAGCCTTTGCTACCGGGCTGGACTTTAAACTTGGTGAACAAGCCTTCCTTCTGCAGTTCGGCTACATCCTGTCTAATGCCCTCATTCTCACGCTTATCAAAGTCAACTGATTGAGCTTGTGACTGTTCGTTACGGAAGTTACCCAGTAATGACTGTGCCTTGGTCTCTAAACGGCTAAACCCTTGCTGAGCAGATAATAAATCAGCTTGGCTGCCAAACTGGAAGTCACGAGGTATCTGGCTTGGGTCAAATACTTTCAGCTCTACTTCCTTAGCATCGTCACCTGTACCACGAATACCACGAATAATCATCGGCTCGCCGATATTGTCAACGACATACTTCTGCTCGGCTGGACTAAGCTGTATGCCTACAGCATCGGTTGGCGGTGCTGTAGGTGCATCAGGTGCAGCTTCTTCTAAGGCGTCATCAGCCGTGAACTCTTTATCATTCTCTTTCGGCTTGTCGTCTTTTTTAGGCTCAGGCTTAGCTTCTTCCTCTATATGCTTGCCGTCCTTGTCATACTTCAGTGCTGCAGGCTTTTTGTCGTCAGCAGGCTTGTCGGTTGGTTTCTTGTCATCGGCAGGCTTAGGATCGACTTTAGGGTCATCCTTCGGGTCAGGATTTACTGGGGGTAGTGTTGGTTGTTCGTCGGCATCAGTGATACCTTGTTTGGCAATGGCCGCTTCAACTCGCGCTTCAGTTGGATTCATAGGGCTCTCCTTGATTAATTATTACTTTATTGTACTACAGATGGCATATTCGGCTCAGGCGGAGCAGGTGGTGCCTGCGGCGGTGGAGTTGCGAATACACTAGCTGGAGTCATAGGGGGTTGTTGCATTGGCATAGGTTGACCCATAGGCGGCTGCATCGGCTGTTGTGGTGGCATCATAGGCTGTGCGCCGGGCATCTGCGGTGGCATTCCACCCATTTGTGGTTGGGGCATCATACCAGGCTGCTGCATAGGCATCTGAGGCTGTGGTGGCTGTAACGGTACCTGTGGACGTAGTTGCTCAGGGTCTTGACCAACAGCGTCCAGTTCGGCTCGCTGTTCCAGTGAATCAATACAAGCATTGACATAATCCATAAATACCTTCTGATATTTACGCTTGCCTTTATCAGGGTTCAGGAACGCATCATTAATCATCAGCTTGCGAAGTGATAGTATATATTCCTTAGTTGGATTCTCTTTAGGCTGTACCTTCTGACCACTCATGATGTCCTGATAGACAACATATGCCTCAGACTCATCAACAGCCGTTATGACGTCACGTGCTAGGCTCATCGGGTCAGCATTCTGCTTAGCCCAGTTGTCGTATAGTTGCTGCGGATTATCCAGCTGTAGCTGCTTGTAAGCGTCTAGCAGGCTGATTGCCTTCTGTTCCAGTAACTTCATGGTAACAGCCTCAACCCGGCTACGGTCAGGACTGGCAGGCTTACCGGACTTAACACGTATACCTTTCTCAATAAGATCACGGTTCAGAGTAATGTAGTCAAAGTCACCGTTACCGGCATCATGTACAAAGCTGTGGTCTTCGTCATACCAGACAATAAACATCTGTGTCAGGTACTCGTAGTAGTCACCCATCATACGAGTAATAGCCCGTACCATCTTGTCCTGTATACCACTACTCTGATTCTTCTTAACCATGACCTCACCCAGTGTCGGGTCGCCGTCATCAGCCTGTGAGCCGGTGAAGTCGGTTGGTGCGCCGAGTAAGTTGCCTACCTGAATACGAGCGTCTAGCTTGCTGTTGGCTATGAAGTCAGGCAGTTGTTGTGCTTCTATCTGGTGTACTAGCTGGTCAACAGCCTGACCGTTGGTCTTAATCACTAGCTTCTGGTTAGGGTCGCCGGTAAGGTTCTGTGCATCATCCTTAGTTAAGCCGCTGTCAGTCGAGATAACCAGCATACCGTTAGCCTTAGCCGCTACTTCAAGTATCTGCCGACCGACACGGTTCAGCACCTTCTGCTGCTCAATAGCCTGCTCGACTGGAGTGGTGTCGTCTATCAGGTGATCACCGAGATTTACTAGGTTACCGAATATAAATGGCTTCTTAGCAAACTTAAGCAGGTTCTTGCCCTCAGATGCATATAACCAGTTGGGGTTACGATCCTTCTCAAGCACTAGATCTTCAAAGTACCAGACAACACCCTCGACAGGTTCATTATTCTTGTAATGCGTCACCCATACCTCACGGATAGCCAGCTCTTGACTCATCTGCTTCGGTGTCTTGCGCTGAATACCTAGCTTTTTCATAATGTCGTCACGCTTCTTCGGATACCGGCCTAGGCAATCCTCGACAGACATCTTCAGTACGTGACAAACAAAAGCTGGATTGCTGCCTAGCGTAGCATTCTTATCAACTATGATGTGCTCGGGGTTAATTGCCTCGCATACAATCTCACCTTTATCACCGTAGTTCTTGTCAAACCACAACTTAATCACACCCAGCCGCTTCAGCCGTATGTTATGCACTACCAACTCAATAATCCGCTCCAGGTCAACTACATCCTCACCATGTGCCTTGATGGCCTTCTCAAGATCACCAGCGAATAGCTTGCTACGGTCTTCACGGCTAGCTGGTATGACGACCGGCCCGGCAATCTGCGCTGTGACATAGCTTGTGATGCTCTCCTCGCCTAAGAATATCTGGTTCTCTTTATATGGCTTCTGGTGCTTATACAGCCCCTTTTCGTCTATCTTGCCGAGGTAGTAGCGGATGTTCTCATTACGGGTATTCTTAAGGTCAAATCCCTTAGCATCATCCCAGTAGTCGCGTGATTCATTGATACGGTAGTCTAGATTGCGGATGATTTCGCTGTCATCTATATCCAAACTTAAACTTGGTAACTTGTCAATTACACCGGATTGCTCGCTAATGTTATCAACATTGTTATTGTCATAAACAGGACTAGTCCGGTCGTAGTTTACTGCCATTATGTACTATATCTCTCTGTTAGGTTAACGAGTTGCATTTGACTAGCAGTATAGCACTAACTAAAAAGAATCGCATAGGGCGTTTTGCAGCTGTGACAGACGTATTCAATGTAGTTGCTACTCGGCTCTAGTTCTTTAAAGCTTGCCCCATATGAGTTGCTTATAAGCATATTGCTACTGTTAACCTTGAATAGTACCCGCTTGCAATTGAAACAGTGATACCAGGTCATTTCTACTGGCTGCTCCTGCTGAGATGATATAAACATCGTTACCTTCATCTAGTCATCCTCCAAGGATGCTCGGATAGCATTTGACATGTCGTGCGTGGCTTGGTCGGCGAAGAATGACTGCTTATAAGCATCTACCGGTGCAGGAGTAGTAGCTATACCAGAACCCTGGTCAGTTGTTAGTTGCGGCACCACAAGCGCCATTGTCTGAAAGGCATCAGTACCGTGACTTGTCCAGTCATGCACTGGATTGTCCTCGTAGACCATCATCTTCTCATTCCACTTTTTGCTATAGCCTTTCAGGGCATCAATGCCACGAGCACATTTGTCATCATCAAACCAACAGCGCCCCAGTATGGTACGGATAGCCTCAATGCCGTCTTCCTTCTGACTGACTCGTTTCACTACCTCAAAGCTGAGTCCCAGGTCAGCCGCTACCTCCTGCCGTGTCCGGGCGTCTTTGCCCATATTGCGTACCCGTATGTCATGTGGGGCATAATGCTTACCGTAGAGATAATCACCCATTCGCTCAAAGCCTTCCTGCTGACCGTTGAGCACCTTAGCGTAGTAAGCAAATCCCTCACCACTCGACTCATAGTAATCTATGCAACGTATTTCTCTATTATGCAATTGTATAAACCAGATGGACATGGAGTCATCGACACCTAAGTCCCAGAAGGTATGCACTGGTAGCTGCGTCTCGTAAGGCACTCTGGTAACCCGTTCCTGATCCATTGCCCGGCGCATAGCACTACCGAAGTAGCTACCAACCACCGGACTATCCCAGTTGCAGTAATACTCCTGGTCAACGAAGGCATGAGCC